CTACGCCGTTACAGGTTGGGTACCCGGTTTTGAGATAACCCGGGCGACAGACTCGTGCGTGGCAAATGTGCAGCTGCACTCAATATTCTGACACTGGTGATAGCGTTCCTTCGTTGATTCACTCAGATAACGGCTTGAACGTGTATGGGCGACCTTTCCACAAAGCGGGCAATGCATCATAAAAACCTCCGGCGTGACAGATAAGCGATGAGGTTATTATGAAACTCATAACTCGCAAAGGCAAGTTATGATTGTAATATTGAAGATTGATAGGTGATATCTGCAATATATAGCTTCAGGTTTAAAGTGGTCGTAAACCCCTTTTCATTAACCTCGTGTACTACAGAATCAATCACCCAGTTCTGGCTGTCGATCACGTCTTTAAATCCCTGCACATTCACCGGTGTCTGCGCGCTCAGATCGGCACGCCCCAAAGCCAGCCGGATGCTGAAAGACGAAGAATCATTCTGAACCTGCTTAAACACTGAATCTGCTGCACGTTTAGCGGTCTCTTCATCAGGGAAGATTTTAGCCAGTTGTAAAACATTACTGCCTGAGCCTGCGGTATAACTCTTTTCTCCTGTGCTTTTCAACCCGACGTTGCTGGTGGTCGCCGTTTTAAGGTCATGCCACTGCGCCATTACGCCGTCATAGGCCTTTTTGTCTATCACCTGATAGTTGTGATTATCGCCATCACTGCGCACGAGTGTTTTCCATGGGATCGCCTGCCCGGATGCAGTGCGGCCGGTGCCCGCTTTAAAAAACAAGATTGCGCCGTTTTTGACAGTGACCTGGGCGCCATAGTTTTGTGCCAGACGGGCGAGAAAGTAGCTGTCCGTTTCGCTGGTCTGGTCGATATGTGGGATAACAATGCTATCCAGTTCCTGCGGGATAACCGGCAAATCTAATTTATTGCGGCTGGAAATGATTCTGACAATCGCGCCCAGGGTGTAATCGTCATACGACTGGCTGAGCCTGGTCGTAAATGAACCACGAAAATCAGCGCTGCGGGCAGTGACCGTGATGACGTCCGGTGAACCTGAATAAACCACCGTATCTACCGTAAAATAGCCGCAGTCATAGAGTGCCTGTTTTGACCATCCCAGATGCAGATGCAAAACGGCGCCGCGAACCGGCATTTGCAATTGCCCGTCGCTGTCGTCGAAGGTTAAATCGAGTTTGTCGGCCTCAAAGCCGCTGTTGTCTGTCACTGACAATTTGATAATGCGGCTGGAGATGTTTTCTTCCAGAACCTTATTTTTTATCGCCAGCGTGAATACGGGGGCGATGCGTGCGCCAACAGGAAACTGAAGATCAGTAAGCATGGTCAGACTCCGCCCGCGAAATTGCTGATTGCCGAACCGGCTTTGTTATACAAACCTTCCGCTTGTGTCAGCAGATCACCGAACATGGCGGCCTGCGATTCATCGACGCGCGTCAGATTGAGCGTGAAGTTGATGCTTCGTGCCTGGCCGCTGGAATTAAACTCAGCATTGTCATTGGCGATATTTTTGATGATAAACATGCCGTAAATCGTGCCGCTGCCTTCAATGAGCGGCCATGCACGACCGGAATCGGCCATGCTTTGCAGCGCCTGCAAATAGCGCATGCCGCCGGTCATTTCAGGCAAGAGTTGCCCGGTGATTTTTATCGTTTCCTCACCCAATCCGAGAAATTGAGAAACCGGACGCTGTCCGAAACGCGCGTTCGCTCCCCAGCCATAATTCACCTGACGGCTCGTATTCTGGTAGGGCAGCGTGCTCAATTTGAACACGAATAAACCCAGCGACATCATCATGAGTAAATCCCTCCGTTGTTGTACTGGCTGAGAAGATTGTTGGTGTCGTTCCATTTCTGCTGGTTGATCGAATCTTCAATCCAGGTTCTGATCTGGTTATGATCCGTTTCCGGTGTCGCAGTGAAGCTTAAGTTCACGGTCGTTGCGCGATTATCCGTCAGGTTGTTCGCTACGGAGGTTTTCGCTGGCTGATACAGGCTCAGCGTGCCGCCTGTGGGAGAAATACTCTCAACCGGCGACGCAGGAATATCCGGGTGCTCATCCTCATCATTGCCAAAAATGGCATCCCATCCTTTTTTCGCCCAGCTGAAGACTTCACCGATCTGAGTGACAGCTCTGTTCAGGGAGGCAAGAATTTCGCCGATCACTTCGCCGACTTGTTTGCCGATATCGGTGAAGCCGCTCAGGGTGCTTTGGGTGAACTGAATTGGCTCAAACAGATCTGTAATCCAGCCCAGTGCGGTTCTGAAAGGCGCGAAAGCGTCACCTACCGGCCCGACGACGGCGGTAAATCCTTCGATGACCCCACCGACAAAAGCGCTGACCGGCTCCCAAAGTTTCACTACCGCAATACCAATCCCGGCTATCAATGCGATCACCGGCAGCAACGGAAGTCCTAAGGCGGCAAAGGCTGCGGCAATAACGCCGCCGGTGCCGGTGAAAATCGTTCCCAGCAAACCGGCTCCTGCCATCAGCATATTGATGCCGCTGAGAACCGGCGCAAGGGTCATGCCGAGCGCGCCCATTCCCCCGATAATGCCAGTGATACCTAAAGCCAGACCGAGCAGGGAATTCACCAGCACCGGATTATCAGTGATCCAGGTATTAACAGTGCTCAGCCAGCGGGTGGCGGTTTGCGTCAGTTCCCGCAGGGCGGCGCTTTGTCCGTCGAAAAGATTGATGCGCAGGGTGTCCCAACTAGCAAAAAGCTTAGTGATATCGCCGTCAAGGTTATCGCCTTTAACGGTCACCGCCATTTGGGCTGCGGGCGTTGCGCCATTCAGTGCTGCGGGTGTCTGCGCCAGAACCTGATCAGCATTCATTCCCTTTTTCGCAAGTGCCTGCTGTTTGGCGACAACGTCCGCAGGCGAATGGCCGGAAGCCGCCATCGACAGACTTTGCTCACGTAAAGCCGCAACGTGCGGATCGTCATTTTTCAGTCCAAGAACCGACTGCACATCTGCCAGCCCGGCTTCCAGATCGGCACCCGGTTTCAGAAAGTTTTGCGCCAATGCCAGTTTGGGCTGTGCGAAGGAGAGGGCAGACGAGCTGATATTTTTTAACTGACCGATTTTCAGTTGGCGATTTTTAACCTGTTGCCCGACCTCCCACCCTCGTTGTTCCAGTTGTATCGGGCGTTGCTGACGCAGCTTTTCTGCCGACGGGTTTGCCACCGCTTTTTTCAGGCCGGAAAGTGCCTGTGTTTCGGTTTCGCTATCAGGAGCGAATACTGAATTATCAAACTGAAGGGAAGCGTCAGTGAGGTCTTCTGAGATGACGCTGAACAAAGTCTTTCCGGGCAGCATCAGCAGGTTTTTTCTGACCTTGTCGGTTTCGGCCCTGAATGCGGCCAGATCCTGATTTATTTTTCCAAGCGTATCGGGTAACTGTTCGAGATTACTCATCTGTTTTTACTCCGCTGCGTTGCAGTGCCTTATGTCGCCAGTTCAGCAGATCGGTGAGTGACATGCCGTCCAGCTCGGACGGCGGCCAGTGAAATATCACCGCGATATCTGCCATCAGGTCATCCACGGTGAGGCGGGGCGCAATACTTACACCACCGGTTTCGGCGATAAAAAACCAATCACCTTACCTGCCAGTGCGATCAGATCCGGAAGCTCCAGGCGTGAGCACTCTTCTTTGGTCAGGTTCGGATATGTGATGCGTGGCAAAATGGTGATCAGCGCATCCACATCTGCGTTCGCCAGTGCCGCAAGACCGATACCGCGCAGACTGCCGGCGGTCGGTTTTGTCACCTGTATTTCTGTTATTTCTGTATCGCCGCGTTTGAGCGGAACATCGAGAGTCACGGTGTTATCGGTGATGTCAGTCGGTTGCATGTCTTTTCCTGTTTAAGTTAGAAGTGAAGCCGGCATGGGCTGCCGGCTTAGGGAGAGGATTACAGACCGAGCGCGGTACGATGTTCTGCCAGACGGTCAACGCCGTTGACGACTTCAACCATGTTGACGGTGTCGATCTCAATGAGCTCTTTGCCGTCGATAGTCAGTTTGAAATACGTGCACTGGGTGGTGACTTTGGTTTCAGTGTCTTCACCCTGTTTGTACTCACCGAAATCAAACTCTTTGTGACGGCCGCGCATCATCACTTCGACGGCAGAGACATCGCCCGTATCGTCGCGCTGCAGCGAACCGGCGAAACGCAGCGGAATATCAGATGTGCTGCCCCATTGCTGCAGAACCAGCTCATCCAGACCGCCGATGGACCATTCCAGCGTCAGTGCATCGTCGTCCAGACCGAAGTCCACCGCCACCGAACCGCTCATGCCGCCGCCACGATAGTTTTGCAGTTTGCGGGTGAGTTTCGGCAGCGTCAGTGAAGAGACCAGGCCGAGGTAGCTGTTCCCGTCATTAAACAGGTTCAGGTATTTCAATTTCTTAGGAAGTGCCATGAGTCATTGTCTCCTTAGCTGTTAATGGACGCGGCAAAGTTCACCAGATAAGAGTCGGTGATACGCTGGCGCAGGGTCAGATCTTCGAGTGGAGGAACCGGCGTGTAGTCGTAATCGATATACAGTTTGCCGGCTTTCAGGGTTTCTGCCGTGTTTGCGGTTTCGTCGTACCAGCAGTCACCGTCAATGATGTAACCCGCTGATTTCATTTCGCGCATTTTGGCTTTGATGCCGTCGATCATGTCGCGAACCAGCGTCGGTGTCATTGGCTTATCGACCGCCCACATATGCGCTTCTGCCATGGTATCGGCCAGAACCTGCGCGGTACGGGTGTAGTTTTCAAACAGGAACAACGTGTCATCGCTGCAGGTACGGTTGCCCCAGAAACGGAAGCCGTCTTTGCGTACCAGCGTGGTAACACAGGCTTCGTTCAGCAGATCGGCGTCGGTACCGGTCGCCTGCAAATCCCAGAAGACGCTGGCTGAAAGGCCGGTCACGCCGTTCACGCCGACGTTTGACAGGGTTTTATGCCAGCCGGTGTCCTGATCGATTTTGGCACGCAGGCCCAGAGCACGGGCTGTCGCATAAGCGATATCCGACTGGCTGGTGGTGGTATTCCAGTTAATAAAGTCCGGCCAGATCAGCATCAGTTCGCGCTGACTGAAGTTTTCGCGGTATTTAATCGCATCGGAAATGGTTTTTGCGCCGTAGACGCCGACATAACCAAAGGCACGCAGTTGCTGGCAAACACCAGCCAGTGCAGTCGCGACCGCCTGATTATCCAGACCCGGAACACCGAGAATACGAGGTTTTACGCCCAGCTCTGCCTGAGCAGAAAGCAGCGCTTTCATGCCGGTGTAACGGCCATTGGCATCAGAACCGCCGATGATATTACTGGTGGTCTCAGCCTCATCTTCGCCCGTGGCAACACGCACCACGACGGTGACCGGTTTACACTGGTCAGCAATCGCCAGCAGTGCGGCACGCAACGTCCCGCTGGTGCCGGCTTTACCGCTGGCCGCCAAAACGTCAGTGACCAAAACCGGAGTATTCAAAGGAAAAACGGTCGCATCCGCATCTTCTGCGGTACAAACCATGCCGATAATTGCGGTGGAAACGGTAGAAATAACGCGGGTGCCGTCATTGATTTCAACAACACGTACGCCGTGATGATAATCAGCCATCAGGTTGACTCTCTCTGTTGTGGGTGGTGAAGCAAGGATGCCGGTTCGCAACAGAAAGCGCATTCCATCAGGGGCGTGGGGGACGTGGCACAACAGCGGGGGGGATAAAAAAGAGATAATGAAAATTATCTCTTTTTTATGTTTAGATTATTAGTTGTTTAAAATATTTGATAAGAACTTTAATAATCTAACTTAAGCTGCGCGAACAATATAGTTGAATGCTAGGTTGCAAGGTGCCGTTTCATTTTGACCTTCTTCAGTTATATAGAGTCCGCTATCTCCAGTAGCAGCATAGTAAACGTTGGCTGCTCCTTGGCGATATTCTTCATTTACTGCTGGAACTTTTTGACCATCTCCTGAGCCAAAAAGAAACGCGTGGGTATGTTTACGTAATTTATCTTGTGCATAATTTAAAACTTCACGTCCAGTATCTATGCCGCGTCCGTCATCCCAACCTCGGATAAATACACCACGTAAATCAGGTAAGTTACCAGAGGGGTATGCTGTGGCTAATTTAGGATATTTTGCTTTATCAAATGCCGCGCCATTACATTTTAACCAACCGACTGGCGGTGTTGCTGTCGGCCAGGGCAGCGGAATGCCTACCGGAAGATCGTATTGTGGATGAGGATTTGCTGCCGCCACATGCTTCGCCATCAGATCATCAGCATACGCTTTAACCTCAATGACTTTATCATCGACACATTTACGCGTAGCCAGCACCACCGAGGGGTCAATTTTCAGTGTCACCGCATCCGTACTGTTTACCACTAAAATCATACGAACGGTTTGAGTACGGCCGCTGCCTTCCTGCAATTGCGGTTTATAGGTTTCAGGGCAGTTGGCTATGGCAATCAGCGTATTGTCCTGATCGAATAAGCCAATCTCGCGGATCCAAAATCCCCCCTGATCTTCGGGAATGATCTGTTCAGCAATGATCTGGTTAGTATTCGCCGGATCAACGCTGAGTGAGTTGAGCGCAGCGCGACGTTTCTCGCCGATCAATTTTGTTTGTGCCGGATCGGGAGTTGGCAATACACCTCCGCCGTCTCCCACTGCCATTTGCGTCAGGCTGAGTTGCGTGCCCAACGCTGTTGCATTGGCCAGTTTTGCTGCACCCAGATTGGTCAGCAACGCATAATATTTAGCTGTCATAATTTACTCTCAGGTTGTCGATTAAATGGATTGCTGAACCGGTAAATGCAGAGCCGGAGGCAGTAATGGTTTCAGGGAAATAGGGGTATACCGTCAGTTCTTCGCCGTCGTAAGTCGCTGCGGCGATATAAAAATCTCCGGTGACGTCCAGATTAATTGAGAGCCCGATCAGATGACGACTACAGGGTTTCGCATCTGCAATCAGACGTTCGAGCTCCTGATACATTTCTTCCGTAATGCCTGTTTCCAGCACGCCGACATCGAGGTGAAAGGTGCCCGCAACATCGTTGGTCTGCCACCATTCAGTGACACGAATTAAATACCCCAGCGGTTCAACGACCCGGCGTAATGCGCCAATGGTGCCTTTGTGTTTGTGAACGAACCAGGCGGCGCGAACCGCAGACCGTTTCGCCTGCTCGGTCCAGTTTTCATCCCAGCGGTCAACCGAAAATGCCCAGGCAATATAAGGGAGTAATTTCAGCGGGCAGGAATCAGGATCCCAAAGTTCACGCAGAGGAACGCTGAGATTACCGATTTGAGATAGCGCCTGTGCGGCCGCAACTTCAAGCTGAGTAGAGCCCGAAGGTAACAGACGATCACTCATCCGAGCCTCCCACGGTGAGCGAGTAGGCCGTACATAAAGACGCCTGGGTTTTATCGAGTACGATATCTGCCAGCGGAGATGACAGCTCGACCCGCTGAACGCCTTCAACATGCAGAGCGGCATAAATTGCAGAAAGCCGTATATCGCGACCCAACCGGCTTTGCGTGTTGATGTAGGTTTTCAGCTGCGCTTCAGACGCCGAACGGACTGGCTCAATTTCAGGCGTGGGCAAGACATACAGCACGGCATCAATATGATAAGGCACAATCTCAGCCGCCTGTACGGTGACGCGGTCGGCAACAGGGCGGACATCTTCATCATTCAGAGCCTTTTCGACGGCAGTGAGCAAATCACCGGAGGCCACGCCGTCGTTGTCTCGCGATAAAATAGTGACAGTCACTTCTGCGGGAGACGGGCTGATAGCTGATGCATCAGCGATACGTCCGTCCGCCGAGCGTGCATGGTATTCGTAAGCACCTGTTGGACCGGCTACGCTCAGCCCTTCGAATGCCTGAGGGATTCGCATACGCAAATCGCTGTCGGCCTCCAGGATGGCAGGGGTTGGCGGAATTGTGGTGCTATCCGCAGGCCGTAAAACCAGGCGCTGAACATTAAAATTCGCCGCCAGCTGATCCAAATCACTGCCCGTTGCATAGGCCACCATCACGGCGCGGGCAGATTCGTTGACGCGCTGGCGCAGGATCAGTTCGCGGTAAGCGTTTTCCTGCAGCAATTTGACCAGCGGTTCGGATTCCAGCGTCAGAGTCCGGCTGACCGCTTCCTGCTGGTCGGCAGGATAGAGCGAAATCAGCGTCGTTTTACGTTCTTCAAGCAGGGTTTCATAATCCAGTTGTTCGACCACATCGGGGGCGGGTAACTGGCTCAAGTCGATCGTTGCCATAAGTGTCAGCTCACAGGAATATTCAGGGAAAAATCCGTCGCCGTATCGTTACGGCTTCCGGTCAGTTCAATCACCATCTTGCCGTCGTAACCGGTATCGAAAGTGATAGCAGTCAGTGAGACGCGCGGTTCCCACTGCAACAGGGCGGTGTAGCACACGGCCATCATCTGTAGCCGCAGCGCGCCGTTTTGCGGCTGGTCAATCAGCTCAGAAAGCAGCGAGCCGTAATTGCGGCGCATCACTCTGGAGCCCACCGGCGTATTCAAAATGTCGCTGACGGATTGGCGGATGTGGTCGAGATCTTCGATAGCCATTCCGCTGTTTCTGTCCATCCCCAGGTATTTCGGATTACTCATTGTGGGCCTCCTGTCTGGCCGCCACCGGTCTGAACACCGCTGTGACGATGGGTGTGCACAACGATGCCGTTGGATGTCAGGCTGCCGCCGCTGTGGGGTAAGTTACCGGTCAGCGTGCCGCCTTGTTTGACTTCAAGGGATCCGGTGGTCAGCTTGGTGGTGCAAACCACTTCCGGTGTATCGAGCGTAATGCGCGTACTGGCGGTACAGCGGATTTCGGGCGCTGTCACCTCAACCTTTTGCGCGGCGCTAATCACAGCGGTTTTTATGCCTGTCACTTTCAGGGCACTTTGTGCCGGTTCGTATTCCAAAACGGCGCCGTCCGGGAAGGCCAGATGAAGGGCGTCTGGCGAAGCGGATGGTGCGGGTGAGGCATCGGAGAATACCGCCGGTAAAACGAATGCCGTATTCAGCTCGCCGCCCATCGAGAGCAGTAAAACCTGTTCGCCGACGGAGGGTGCCCACCAGCTGCGCGTGCGGCCAGCGCGGTGCGTCATCCACGGCAGCCAGGCCGTCACGTTGCTGCCCGTCGTGACGCGGCAGCGGGCGTTGGCCAGATCCAGTTCTGAGACCTTGCCGATGCGCACCAGATTGCCAATCAGACGCATTATGTCGTTGAGTTGAAGAGTCGTATTCATGGGATAAAGGATGCCGTTTCAGAGGGTTGAGCGACAACCGGTGACCGTTCGGCCGCGGCTGACACAACAAGGTTTACCGGGTCATACCGTCCAGCTGCTGATCAGTTCTCCGTTGAGATAAACCTCACGCGGCAGCGACACGTTCTCCGGCAGTGGTGGTTCAGGCAGATGAATGATGGTGCGCACATCATCTTCATCGCAAACCTGCACGCGTTCGGTCAGTTGCAGCGTCAGCACCAGAGTTTTCTCCTGCTGCGTAAAGGTAAAGTCAGTGAGCCGGCTGGCCGCGTTGCCGAGAATTTCAGGCTGATTAACCTGCAGCCAGTCGAGAATAACGACCACTATTTGGTCGATGAGTGCTTCACCAGGAACCGCGGCATCACTGACGGTGAGCTTTAGCGGATAACGATATTCAAACGAAAGTGAAGCGGCGGACGTCGCGACCACCTGACCCGCGCCAGTGGCGATCGCCAGTTTGTCCGGCGAGGCCGCAAGAAGCGGTACCTGCTCAATGAGCCGTTGTTGCAGCTGAAGTGGTACCTGCTCAATGAGCCGTTGTTGCAGCTGAAGTGGTTTTTGCATGTTGTGCCTCCTGACACTTTTTAATGGCTTCAATTTGTAAGCCGCAGTCCATCAGCGCTGATTCCAGGTGGAGAATATCGGCGCTCAGGTCTTCATTCGTTGTGGGGTTGCTGGCCGGTATCGGGCATGAGCTGACCGGCGGACAGCCAATGTAAATAATCGCTGGCGGAGCTGAAGGCGGGGCGCTGGTGCAGCCGGCTAATATCATCAGGCAGCCCGGTATCAGCCCACTGACGGGCTTGCAGATTTTCATGGAGGCTCCTCTGCCTTTGCTTTTCACGACCCTGCATTACCTGATGGGCGGAATTCAGGTCTTCGCGTAACGCCATTTCCGCCTGCTCGCGCTGGCGCATTTGCAGGTTCAGGGCGGCGATCAGCTGTTCCCGTTGTTGCAGCTGAGCCGTCAGGGCGTCGCGTTGCTGACCTGCATTGTTGAGGTCGTGCTGTAATGAGCGATTGGAAAGCAACAGGATGGCGATCAGTAAAACCATCCCGGCCAGAAATGCCGGTAACAGGCGCATTCAGACTCCTTTCAGGCAGACGTTTCGTTCGTCATTTCGCCTGCGTTCCAGTCCGCGGTTACGTTCGCCATTCACGAAAACCCAGCGCGGTAACTGGTCGCAGGCTTGTTGCCATTTTTGGTGATTGATGAAATACGCCAGCGTGGATTGACAGGCGGCACCGGTACCGACGTTAAAACTGAATGACACGACGGCATCAAAAACCGGCTGCGGCATCGTCACCGGCATACATTTTTTTACGGCGCGTTCTGTCTGCTGAATATCTGCCAGCAGGTTTTCCGCGGCCTGATTTTCGGTAATGGCCTGCGCCGGTTTAACGCCTGCCGTGTGCCCGATGCCGCTGGTCCATACACCTGCACTGCACTGGTAGGGTTGCAACTGACAGCCTTCAAAATCGGTGATCAACCGCAATCCCTCTTCCGATACCTGCAACGACAGGTAACCCGGCAATGCCGCCATCAGCCCCAAAACGACGGCGGCGCTACAGCGTTTAAGAGTTGAGGTTTTCATAGGTGTCTTTGCTCAGGCCACTTCGTGCCAGCAACTGGTAGCTTTTACGACGGTAATACCAGTTGATCAGAAAGGTTCCGACACCGACGGCTGAGCCGACCATAAAGGCGACATCCTGCGATGTCAGGCTGGCGAGCCAGGTCAGCGAGGTGGCAATAAAATAGGCGCAACCTGAACTGATGCGTTCAGTATTCAGTCCCATAATTTGATTACTTCCTGAACCGGTTGTTCTGCGATGTCCGGTAAATCGACGGCTGTACCATGAGGTAATAACGGGCCTAAATCGGCGATGCCTTTATTGGCGGCGTAGACTTTTTCGACCACCGCAGCGGTGCGGTTGTAATAGCGCCAGCATAGGGAATCGAGGGTATCGCCCTGTTGTGCATAGACTTTCATGGGTGTTCTCCGCGAGTGAGTGAGGGAGTCAGTCGATGAGTTAAGTCTGCGCAATAGGGCACGGGGCGGCAATCTGCAAGGGATGTGAAACGACTGGCACAACAGAGAATCGGGCAAATAAGACAGGGAGATGGCGGGGCGCTTTGTCCGGAGGAAAACCGGTCGGGCAAGCGCCAACAGTGTTGAATACTACCGCCGCAGGATCTGGCAATCAGTGAGCGTCGTCAGTACTCCCGTTGTAGCAGACCGCGGCCTGATTTTCGTCAGTCAGTGCCTGGCTGGCCAGCTCTGAGATAAGCGACATTACGACCAGAAATTCTTTTGGATTGCATTGCGCCGTCTGCGATATGTCTGCGATCAATTGTATCCTGGACAACGTTAGCTGTTGTTTAGTCAGGTTTTCCATTTTCTCCCCTCGCCAGATACTGTGTTTATATACAGTATTCTTTAATTGTTCTAATACGTCAACACTCAGGGCATTTTAAAAATTATAATTCCTTGAATTTATGCATGAATTTTTATTGGTCCGGTTTTTGAATGGATTAGTCACTTTGCCGGATATCGGGCGATCCACAGTTATTGACAGAACTCCAAGGCAGGCGAGTCACCGGTATTTCTGCTAAAGAAGGCCGCTGACGGACAATCCGCCACTGTTCAGTGTGTGTCAGGAAAATAAGCGAAGTCCCAAGGTGCGGGGCGTAAATGCCGACGACTTTGTTACGGGGCTCACCGAAGGCATTTGTTTCCCCAGTGAGCTGGCGGGCTATGCGAACGGTTTGCTCTTTTCGCGGAATATGGATGCCGCCCTGCGCCCGAATATAACCGGCAAAATCCCCTTCGTCGGCGCTGCTGCGGACGTCCTCAACCCGAGCATCAAAACGGCTGCTCAGGCTCTGATGCCTGATCCGTCTGCATTCCCGCCAGGCACCTACAGACGGGATGCCAATCGCGTGAAACTGCGGGATCCGCCACGTCGATGCCCAGGAAGTCACCGCAGTGGCGACATCCGTCAGTAAGCGTCCGGAGTCAAAATCTGTTTCGCCATCCAGTGCGTAGCCATCGATATTTTTCGCGACGTATTTCGCGATATATCCGGCTGCACCGCCACGGTTGAGCGGCTTGCAATTGAAACGTGATCCCGCAGCGCCCGGTTCATCGGCTTCTTCTTCCAGAGCATATCGGCGCATAACCTCTGTCACTTTCTGCTGCTGTTCCGGTGGCGTGAACAACATCATGTGCCAGTGCGGCGTACCATCGTGATGCGGTTCGACGACACGCACGCCGTATACTTTGAGGTTCCGGTCTTTAAAGGTGGTGCGGATTTTTGCCCAGACGGCGACCAGATAACGCTGCGCATCTTTGGGAGTAAAAGCGTGCTTATCCCATTTCTTATTAAAAAGAGGTGAGGATCCTGCACCGGTAGTTTTCAGCGGGTGATATTTTGAAGGCGTGGTCAGGGTGATAAACAGCCCGCAATCGAGCTGCTGGTCAGCGACATCTTCGACACCGGCGATCAGCGTCATCAGTTCCATACGGCGAAGTTTAGGATTAGAAATGCTGGCTAACACGGTATCCAGCAGGCTCAGAGTCTCGCCGGATTCGACATTTTCGAGCTGGCAGTGCTTCAGGTAATTAATGGCGGATAAGCGGCGTGACCCCACATCACGGATGGCATTTTTGCTGGCGTAAGGTGACGTTGCGCGGCTGACATAACCACAGGAAATCATCAGGGCTTCGCGCCATAAACGCTGTTTTGAACGTAACTGTTTTTCCCACCATTCGCCGCTAACCAGCCGTGAAATGCTGGCGACGGCAGAATGCGCGGTCAAGCGGCCTTTTTTCCACGCCTGCCAGTAAAGGGGGTGTACGCGGCACGACAGAGTCATCACCGCAATATGCCCGTAAATGTCGCGCTGCGTGCAGTCCTGCAACAATATGTCAGGGTTATCAGGGCGGCTTTGCAGCCAGCGTTCGCAGTGATATTCATAGGCATCTTGCATATGCACAGCAAGCTTACTGGCCAGTCTTCTCAGACTGTCATCAGTAAGGTCAGGCAGACGGTTAAAAATTTCTTCTTCCGGGAGCAGCTTTTGCGAGATCTGACGATTCAATGTATTCCGTGCATTAACCTGCTGAATACGCGGCCACAAACGTTGCGTAAAAACGGTCATCAGGAAATTAACCGCCGCACGAACTCCCCTGGTTTCCAGCAAAAAAGTATACCGCTGGTGTAACGGCGCACGCAGACAGCGGGGCAGCGTCGTCAGCAGGGATAAGGCGGTTTGCTGGCGCAGACAGAAATCACGGGTTAGAGGCTTCTGGAGTGGACTGCTAAGCGCAGGGCGCGGGGCATTCCACCACCACTTGCCCGTGAAAGATGGCCCGGAAGTTCTGTTAAAAACCGGTAATGGCGATGGAGAACCTCGGGTGAATATATTCTCTGGCATAAACGTTTTCCGATAATAAGAATACAGAATTCCTTCCGGAAATAATTTTATTTCCAGCATGGCGGCAAATTTAAACAATGTTAATTTGAGGGTTTATACGGGGCGATAATTCTTTCTTTTAATTTCCTCTATTTCCTGGCACTCAATGCATCGCTGTACACCGGGAATGATTTTTCTGCGTAGCTGTGCAATGGGAGTATCGCAATCCAAACAGAAGAAGGCTGATGGTGCAGGCTGCGTACGTGTTGCCTGTGTAATTTGTGCCTCGAGAATTTTTAGCTGATATTCCTGTGATTCATCTATCCAGTCTGCCATCAGTAAAGTTCTCCTTTAAATATCGCCGTGAAATGGCGAAGTGATAATAAGGCCTGCGTTATTTTCATTTTGTCCTCATCATTTAATTGTGAATATGTCAGTAAGGTATGGTGGCGTTTAAGACCGGCATGAAAACATAATGTGAGTTTCCACTTTTCACTGGCCTGATCAAAAATAACCTCAACCGGATTTTTAGTCTGAGAGAAATAGATTTCTTTCAGATGAGCGATATGGCGCAGTCCGGTCTGGCGCTGCTGCTCTGTTCCTAAAAACATCGCGTCTCCTTATTTCTCCACGGCGCCGTAAATTTGGTATCATGGTCGTCTGTCGGTACATTACATAATCAATCTAAACTTGCATTTGCGAGTTGTCAAGATGATATTTACAGATTCAGGGGTTTTCGCCAGATGCAATTAGATGAACTTGAAGGTGGAAAAGCTGTTCTGACGCGTATGCTTCAGGCTTACGGCTTTAGCATGCAGAAGGAACTGGGGGATCTGTACGGTTTGTCATCTGGAACGATAAGTACCTGGGTAAGAAGAGATTATTTTCCCGGCGATGTGGTCGTGGCGTGTGCGCTGGACACCGGTGTCTCATTACGCTGGCTGGCGACAGGTAAAGGCAATATGCAGGATTCGGCTCTTTCCGGCGCGGCAGCGTCCGGTGACATCCGCCAGCTTAAAAAGTTGAGATTACGCGGCGGTGCGCTGGAAGAAGAAGGTGTCTGGTCTGTTGATCCCTCGCTGCTGGATGGCTCGCTGACTCAGCCGGCTTATGTCGTGAAAGGTCATCATTCCTGGATTATCGATCTGGGCAGCACACATCCGGGCAATGGCCGCTGGTTGCTGGATATCGATGGTGATCTGGATGTGTATGATGTGGCCCGCATTCCCGGTAACCGCCTGAGCGTGACGCGTCAGGAAAGCCATTTCGAGTGTGGCGTGGATGAAGTGACTGCTTTAGGGCAGGTATTTATTACTCTGGATCGTAACCTTTAA